TCTGAAATTTCGGTGTAGACATTGTTGCGTTGTAAATAAAGTTGTACTAATTTTTTTTTGCTGCAATGAGCATTTGACTCGGCTAATGATCTTAACTCTCTACTTGGAAGATCAATTAAGAATCTTGCAAATCCTTCATAAGGTTTAGGACTTTTGTAGACAAAGAACGATCCAATAAAGTCGAAAGCTTTTTTCATTCAATTTTTTTCTTTTCTCTAGTTAACTTAGCTAATGCTTTTCCTTCAATTCTATTATTAATAACTTGCTGCCATTCTAATTCATCCTCTTCTTTTGCTTGTCTGTAAGTAAGTTCATCTATATTTTCTTCAAGATGCTTGTAAATAATTTCTCTAAAAAGATCAGAATGTTTTTTACCAATTTTTTCTGCTAAAGCAACAAAAAGTTCTGCACGATAAGGTTCCATTCTGATTGTAAAAAACCTTCTTTGTTTTCCAGGAAAAAGTTCTTTGTTTCTCATTATTTAAATTTTAGCTAGTTCAAGAAAGTTTTCTAAAGGGATAAGCTCCCATTCAATAACAGGATTGTTATTAATGTATTCAAAAATATTTTGTTCGGTAGGTATCTCTTCTCCATCATCAGGCCATAAAAACGAGGTAGTACATCTACCATGAGTCCATTGCTCTGGCTCGTATAACGTAGCTGAACAGCTCATAACAGCATCTGCAACCTCGGCTTCAACGTAGACCATTTCATCTTCTTGATCCCAGTTAAAATGGTAGATCTTGTAAACCTCGGACATTTTATTTAAATAGTTCTCTATGAGCCTACCATACATAGTATAAAAAACAACCCTCGCACGGGGGGATATATCCAAAAGTGTCTTATTTGGGCAGATCCCGTTCCAGGACAAGGATTAGATATGGGACAGTGCTATGGGACATCTATAAAGTGTCCTATTTGGCAAGTCGATAGGACACTTTTGACGTGTCCCATGCTTGTGTCCTATGCCTAATCACGTTCCAACACTGGAGTTTGAGGAGATAGGACGTTTTCTTGAACCTCTCCCCGTGCGAGGACAGCTTTATATTTGATTGGATCGTTACTAACGACTTCAATTAAGCCTCTTTTCTTTAATCGCTGAACTGATTTTCTTATTGCAGCAGGTTGACCTTCTAGCACTGGATCGTCAACAAGCTCACTTGCAGTTCTTGTCTGAGGATAAATAATCCTTAAACGCTGAAGAACTCTTCCTGTAACAGATGTTGGTGTTGGTTCGGATTCAACTTCAGGAGTGTGATCGGCAATTGTAAATGTCAGATCATCTTGCATCTGCATTAATAATTGAGTTCCCATTCTTCCTTGACGGGATTTTTCAATTGTGATTAATCGACTAAACTTGCCGATTCTTGAAGCTTCTTCTTCTGAAGGTTTAGATAATGCCCAAGTTTCATCAACTGCATCTCTAATAGCAGAAGTGCCTCTAAAACCACCATTTTTATTAGCGTGATGAATAATGAGGATTGTTGTTTTAGGGAACAGATTGCCGTTGTTTCTGGTTAACCAATACAAAGGCGTAGCAAAGTCAGATTTGTTTTCATCAAACGCCTTACCACCACTGCAACCAATCAAGGAGTCAATGATCACTAGTTTTGGTTCGTGATCTTTTATAAGTTGAACAAACTGTGCATATCTTTGTAGCTGCCAGTCAGTTAATATTTTTGTATTGGAATTAATTGGATAATCAACTTCTTCAAGCTGTTCTCTTACCTGAGTCAAAGGCTGATCTCCATTTAAAATAAGAACTGGCCCTTTCTTTATTGGAACGAGACTGCCTCTTACTACAAAAGGAGTGCCGCTAGAAATATGTTTAGCCAACGTCCAAGCAGACATAGACTTACCGTCGCCTCCAGCTCCATAAACCAGCACCACAGAAGGAGTAGGAAGTAAATCAGGAATAATATATTCACGTTTAATATCCATTTTCATTAGATCTTCTGCTGTAAAAATTCCTTTTTGATTCTCGTAAGCAAGTTGGTCAACAATAATTTTTTCTATTGCTGATTGATCTCTATAACCAGACTGAAGAGCTAGAGCATTGAGTTTGTAGTTAACTTCTGCTGGATTATCTAAGTCAAGAATATTTTTGGCACGTTTTACAACTTCATCAAAGTCAAGAACCGTAGCCCTGATCTCCTGTACCTGTTTTTCTTCTGCTGCTTTAACGATTTTTGCGATGTCTTCAGGAAATCGTTTCCTCTTTGGATCTTCTCTGTCTGCTAACCAAATTAAAGTTCCTAAGCCAACTCCAGATCCTTTAAAGGAGTACCACGGCTCAGTACAAGGATTACGGTGATCATCAGCATCGTTCCATTCATTAGAATAGTCAGGATCTTGAGCAGACCAACTAGACCACAAAGCCAAGCCCATATCATTTGGTAAAGCAGAGTTAATTGCCATACCGACTTGAACCCACTGTTCTCTACTACCTGCACCTTTATGAGGAATAACGCTTAAACAGTCGCCAACAATTTGAACTATCTCGTCAGCAGTTCTATCAGAGAAATCAAGATCTTTTCTGTTCTGGTTCGTTCTAGGAGGAGCCTTCATCTCTGCTATAAGCCACGCAGGAGCCTCTGGAATAGCTCCTAGATCTCCTTTAAGCAGATAATGTCCTTCTGGTGTATTAGTTCTCTTATGCCCTGGATAAGCACCCATTAACAATCCTTGTCTATTTGGCCCCCAAAGAATTTCATAGTCTCCACCATCTTCTTGCCTTAATCCATGACCTTTAACTGATCCCCATAGATCTTCAGGAACTCTGAATATATATTTAGCTGCGTTTTTCTTTGGACTTGTTACTTGTGGAGCACCTTCAAGAGTATTACCCCAACCTTGTAAAAGTTTTTGATGATTTTTATCAACATCAAGAATGACAATACCTTTGCCTCTAATGCCAGTAAAAAGTCCAACTGCTTGAAGGTCAGGATTCTTTTTTAAAGCAAGAGCTACATCAGCAGGGCCAAATTCTCTTTCATAACTTTCTTCAAGAGGATTTTTACCTGTTGCTGGTTTCCCTGAAATCATCAGAGAATTTTTCTTGTAAATTGGAGCGTAAACCAGTCCTTCAACAAGGACGTTTGCGAAGTCTTCTGTGGTCATCTATGCTTAAGCGTGATACGGCATTAACGCTCTTAATCCTAAACGGGATTAGGAGCGTTTTTTATTTTAAGCATGGTTGCATAATGTTCGTCAAGGTTCTATAGTGAACTCATGCAAAGTTTAAATTTTGCATTAACTTCTAACTTAACTTTTAATTTTTAACAGCTAATTTTTTTATGAAATTCTCAGCAGTTGCAGACAAAGAGTATCAAAAAACTCTTGATGAGCCAGATAAAAGTTCTTCTGGTGATAAATACTTTAGACCAAATCAAATTGAAAATAATCAAGAAATTGAATTTGTTTTCTTAGATGAAGATCCTCTTGAATATTGGCAAGTTTTTGGAGAACACATCTCTGATGGATCGAAAAAACCATTTAGATTTCCTTTAACAGGAGAGGCACCTTCAAATGAAGATATTTTAAAAGAAATGGGTGGTGAATTTAGAAGAACAAAAGTTCAATATGATAATGATAAGCTAGGTTTAAAAGCTAACATTTCTGATAGTCCAGCTTCACATTGTTATGTTTGGCCTATATGGAATTGTGAAGCAAAAACCATTCAAATATTTGAAGTTAGTCAGCCTAGTATTTTTAAACAAATTAAAAAAGAGACTGGACTAAAGAAATATCGTAAAGGAGTAGGATTAGACTCTGATTTTAGTTGTACTTTACATAAAGTAAAAGAAGGTTTTACAAAATATACTTTTAACATTATAGATAGAGATGATGATTTAGATATAGACGTAATAGAGAAACAATGGCAAACAACAGTAGATCAAGGTTTTGATATTACATTGTTAATTTACGGAGACGATCCATTTAATCCAAATTAAATGTCCTAGTTTTTAATGGGTCTATTGCATAAGGTTTCATGATTCCCTTATGAGAGACTAGCTGCCCGTTTTTTTTAAGGCACTCAATGAGATTGAGAGTGGATTTTCTAACTTAAAAAGAGCAGAATGTGGGTTGTGATAGCGCAGTAGAGTATCTCAGATGATTAAATAGGCTCTACAAAGTTAGTCCCAATAGGCCCATTATTTTTTATTTACAAATTATGTCATTTACTACAAACGTTACAGCAGCAAATCTTTCACCAGTAAAAAAACTCCATTCATTTTTATTGTCTGAACTTGGGACGCAGAGCCGTAAGGTTAAATATTGGGGTTTTTCAAAAGAGGAAGCTTATGCAAAGGCTAAAAAATCACACCCAGAAAAAAACATTCTTTGGCTTAAGGAGCTTGTTTAATGACTGCAATTTCACCTGCTAATAACATCGAACTCTCAAAAGAAGAGGCACAAAATCTCATTCAGGAGATCAAAGATGACTTCACTTCTATAAGACAAAAGCTTCGCTTACTTGAAGAGAAAAAAGGCTATAAAGCCTTGGGGTATCAGTCTTTTGATGATTGTTGTAAGGAAGAATTTAAAGATATTAGTTCTAGATATTTAGAAAGAAATATAGCTGCTCTGCGGACAGAAGAAGCTTTAGACAAGATGGATCTTCGGCCAAATGGCCCAGAAATAAGTGAAGGAATTTTACGACCTTTGACTACTTTCAATGAAGATTATCAATCTTTAGGTGAAGCCTTTGAAAAGGCAGACCAAATTGCAAAAGAAGAAAACGATGGAAAATTAACAGAAAACATAACAAGAAGAGCAAGAGACTTCGTCAAAGATGAAAAAGTTGAATGGAAGTCTGATGAGTTGGATCGTAAAACAACAGTCGAGTCAGGTGGAACTGTCGTTGCAAACATGAGAACAGATGGTGATAAGGCTTTAATACATTGGGCCAAGGAAAATGATTGCTATCAAAGAATTGATAGAAATTCTGAATGGGGAAATCCTTATGAATTAGATAAAGATGGTGATAGAGATACTGTTTGTGATTCTTTCGAGTATTATTTCAAGCGTAAATATGGATTACACAAGGAATTACATACTTTAAAAGGGAAAGTTTTAGGTTGTTGGTGTTATCCGCAAAGGTGTCATGGTAATCATTTAACAAAATTAGCTGATGAAACAAATGAGATTTAATAACTGTGTCGTGATAGGGCAAGCAAGAGTAATAGAGGGAAGAAAAGCTAAGCCTCATGTTTGTACTTTAGCCCTTAACTTAGAAGCTAAAGAAGAAAAAGATTTGCTTATCAGATTTTGCCCAGTCTTCAAAAGAAGAAGTCTTTTTCCTAAAAGGTGGAGTTATGTTTCGTTTATTGGAACAAGAAAAAATAAAATACATCCAACTGATAAAAGGTATTCGTCATGGGGTATAGATGATGAACATCCTATCGAAATTTTTCCTGAAAAAGCTTCCCAGTCTGAACGTAATCAAATACATAAGCTTTTGTTAGGAAGTTTTCTTCCTGAAGAAAAACTAAATAAAGAGAGGAGAAGTATTGGAATAATGATTCCTGTAAAATCAATGAAATTCAAATGGTTTGATGATGAGGGTTGTAAGAGACATCATAAAAATATGGATCTTTATCACCCTGATAAGAAATTGATGTTATTAGGTAAAAAAAATGAGCTTGATGGTCGATTAAAAAATTTTAAAAAGACCTGTGTTGCATGGGATGTTATTGAGGCATATAGGAAAAACAATCAAATTACTTTGCCACACAATAATCCGTATTGTTTAATTGGTAATGTATTAAATTATCAGAGATCATGGGTTGTTGTGGCTATTCTTAGTGCTCCAGACGGATACATAGACAGATATGCTCTAAAAAAAGAACATCAATTATCTTTCACATGACAAAAAACACCATTCATAGTATTTTAATTATGGGAAAGAGTATCTAATGAAACCAGTAGCGGAAGAACGCCAAGACCTACTGGCAACATTAAGGGAAAGTTCATTGGAGCGTGATGACTCCAAAGAAATGCGAACATATAAGGATGAAAAAGGCAATATTTACTATTCAGTGACTACGATATTAAGTAATACAGTTCCCGAAGCTAAGCGTAGGTCTTTAGAGAATTGGAAGTCCCGACCTGGGAGTGCCGATGATTTAGAGATTGCTCAAAACCGAGGAACGATTAGCCATGAGCATTGTGAGTATGTACTTAAATCTGCTGCCAAAATTAATAAGAATGTTTGCAACGAAAAAGGGAATTGGAAACAATATGAAGATGGCTTATATAGAGGGCCAGAGGCAACAACGAAATGGTCAATCAAAAAGATCCTTAAAAGAAAAAAAACTGTCCATTGGACAGCTAGAAAATATGCGACAAATCTGGCCGATTGGATAGAAGAGAACGTAGCAGCCATTCATGCTTCAGAATTTTCCATTCATAATGATGTTGGATATGCTGGCTGTTCTGACGCACTAATTGACTATAAGAGGAATGGAAATTTATGTATATTAGATTTCAAGACAAGTGGATCAAGCAAGCCAAAACCAGATGCTTGGTTAGATGACTATAGATTGCAATTATCAGCGTATGCTTGGGGATTGGAGCGTATGACTGGAATCAAAGTTGGGAGTGCATTAATTGTAATAGCAAGAGAAAACGGCCTCCAAGAAGTACCAATGAATACATTGGAATTAGCTGGAGGCCGTTTATTGTTTGAAGAAAGATTAGAACAGTTTAAGGAACAGATCCAGTTTTAATAAAAGTTTGGCACCATTTATCAAGGTCTTTTTTTGACATTGAGCTAATGTAATCTTCAACGCACATTGCGGTTAAATATTGGTCAGATAAGACATTCTTCAGAATGGTTTCGTGAAAATGTCCTCTAGTCCATGTTTTTTTAGTCATAACCCGTCATGCCATTTAGTACCGAACGCAGCCATCATGTCCTGATCTGATGGTTCGTAATCATCACCATATTCTTCTTCTTCTTCTTCTTCTTCTTCTTCTTCTTCTTCTTCTTCTTCTTCTATTATTGAAGGTTCAAATTCCATAAGAATCCCCTCACCTTTATTGTGTTTTTTATAAACACCTTCAAATTCAATTTCTGTTGATATTTTTATTTTGTGATCAGTACAATAAAAAGCTATAGGATCATCATCAGAAACATTTTGTTGTTTCCAGATTTCTTTTAAATGACCTACTGTGATTGCTGGAACGTCAGACATTTTTGACCTCATAATAAAGTTGGATAGTTTTAGTACGATTAAAATTATTTTCAGTTAGCAAATGATTGCTAACGTAACGAGGATTAAAATAATTATCATCGTTAACGACTAGATCTTCACAAGGGCAAAGTTCTAGCCAATCTTCGATAGCTTGATTAATTTCCATCATTTAATTCCTCTCATCAAATTCAAGAGCTTTATCGGACATGATTTTAGAAAGCAATGTAAGGGAAGTAATGTTCTGGAGCGTCACTATTGTCAGGGCTATAAGCGTCTAAAATAGTAACTTTAAGACCATCAACGCCAGATCGTTTTAAGATCTGAGTTAATGATTCTTGTGTATAAGCATTAGGATGCTCAACACGAATTAAGAAATCAGTTTGTTTCATAATTCCGATAAGTAATTTGGTGTTTAAATTTAGAAAGAAGACCAGCGTAATGTTTTTGAGCTTTTATATAACCTTCTGGATCGTTTTGAGGATCAACAGCCCACATAATGTCTTCAGCCTTCTCCAGAAGCTCTAAGGGGTGCATAGCTTGATAGTTATTGTCTTGATTAGCTTTTTCATTACTAAAGTTTCTATGGGCTTCTCTATACCATTCGTAAGAAGTCGTTTGAGAAACTCCTAATTCTTGAAGCTCACTTGTAATCGTTTTACGAATATTATTATCTTTATTATTGCCTAATTTAGAATTAGCTAATAAAGCAGTTTCAACATGTTCAATACCTTCAATTTTATCCATTGGCACAATCCTCACAAAAACAAAGTTTTTGAGTAAGACGAAATGGAAAAGCATTACTTTCGTCAAAGACTCCAGTAGAAGAAAGGCATTGACCTTTTGGATCGCTTAAAATGGTCTTAGATTTAGAACCGTATAAGCTAAGTCTTGAAATAGTCTTTTTACAGCTATAACAAGTTCTTTCTTTGAGAGATTTTTTTAATTTCATAGAAAAGAGTAGAAAAAAGGACGTAATTACGGGAATTAATTTGTAATTTCCCAAAAAGCAACTGTATTACCGTTCATATCTCTAGAACGGCCTTTATCATCTGGATCGAACTCATCAATATGTTCAATTTTATTGATGATGTTATGCAAGATATTTGCAATTTCTCTACCTTCTCCAAGATCTTCAAAGCTTGCATTGTCAATGTCGATTTCTAATTTAAATTTCATAATTAATTAGTCTCATAAAGTGAACTTTCAGGCTTTATGAGAATCTTATATTCCCAACAATCGCAAGCTAAAACACCAAAATCTTTAGCATCGTGATAAGTCATAAATGAGCTGCTTATATAAGCGTTCCTATCTGCTGGAACGTCAACAATGGTAAAATCTAAATCATCTTGCCAATGCTCCATGAATAGATTTAGCTCTTTAATATCTTCTTCTTCTAGACCTGAATAGTCATTATTGACTAAAGCCGACCCCCAAAAATTTGGTAGATATAAAGAGTGATATTGGAACGTCATGATATAAAAAGGGAATAAGGGGAACTAATTTCTAGAGTTTCATCTAGGAAACATTTAGCTAGATCTTTCCAATATGTTTCTGGATCGTGGCCTAGCTCTTTAATTTCAGAATCCCAGTAAGGGATATGTAATCCAATACCACGAAACCAATTTTCACAAGCATATAAAATGCCATATTTTTTTATCTCCCAACTTTTAGAAGATAAAAAGCTATCTAACGCATAAGCCAGAGATTCTCTCTCTGACCAATGCGTATTAAAATCATCTTCAAGCCTTATGGCTTCTAAGATAATTGTTCTTAAAGGAGTCATAATTTGACTCCTAGCTCTTTTAAAGTTGTAGGTTCAAAGCTTCTATCTCTTTCAATCTTTAAACCAAAAGGCCCATTGATTGTTTTGAGTTCTTCTAAGCTAAAATAACCTAATTCTGGGAAGTCACCGTCAACATATCCAAAACATTCTTGTGTTTTTGGATCGTATTCTGTAACGTACCAAGTCCAGTGCGTCCAAGGTGTAAAAAGCTTTAAAAAAGCTTTTGCATTAGATCCTTTTTTTTCTTGTGAAAATAAAGGAGGCAATTGCTTTTCAATTGCTTTCGTAAGAAGTTGCATGATTTTAATTTAATTACTTAATTTGTATGGTAAGCTTTTAGAGTAATTAAGTCAAGTGTAAAATGTCACTTATTAAAAATTTCACTAATGATTGTCAGGCCCAGAAGTTAGAACCCTTTAATTCTCTTCGAGATATTCCCCAGAATGTCTGGGATATTATACTTTCTGATCATTTGAAAAATAATCACAAAGAAATTTATCAGACTTTAATGTTGACCAGATTAACAATCTACAAGAATGAAAAAGAGGGTTAAACCTCTTTTTCTTTTAACAGTTCTTCAATATAAGACTGTTTTACAATCTTCCATTCTTTAGGATCATAAGCCCACTCCTTATTATAAGTTTGAGTGATATGTTTTTCAGTAGTGGGTGACGTTGAACCCTTTAAATAGTTTTTGGAGCGTACAAGATCGCCATTAGATAATTTCGCAGCCACTGGCGTAATGTAGCTGTAAAGGATCTCTAAATCGTCAACTTTTAAAATTTGACGATTAGACCCTAGTGGTTTTAGTTCTAGCATGATAATTTTTTTAAAAAGAAAGAATAAGAAAGTCAAGCCCTATATTCTAGGGCTTGTTTTTTAACCGTAAACAACATCCTTAAATGTTGCTATCTGAAGAATTACATCACAAGCCTCTGCGTCTAGATAACAAGAATCATATTTACTGTTAATAAAATCCTCTACCATTTCAGCAGCTCTTGTTTTTACTGGGTAAGTAAAAAGCTTTGCAACTGCTTTTTCAATATCAAGGCCCGTGATGTTGTGAGTCTCTTCTGGGTCGTCTTGATCCTCGTTACATTCTTCAACACTGATTAAAGTTTTTTCAACTGGTAACTCTTCATTAATTTGATACCTAAGATCTGAGCACCAATAATAAGAGTCAGCAGTTTGTAAAATACTCTCTAAGTTTTCATGGCTTAGAGTAATTTCCTTTTGGATCGTGGCAGTCATGATAATTTTTAAAAAAAGAATGAAAGAACCCTAGAACCCGTAGACTCTAGGGCGTTTTTTTTAACCGTTTGCTTTTGCTTCTGCTTCTTTTTCCTTAAGCGTCTTGACTACATTGTTTAATGTAGTTTGAAGCTGAGTTAAAAAAGCTTGTCGTTGCTCATTGTGGCTATAAGACAAGTTGCTAACAGTAGATAGGAAAGCTCTCTGAAGATCAGAAGAAGCAAGCTCTATCTGAAATTGATCTTGAGTTTTGGCACATACAACCGTTATGCTGTCTGGCCTCCAACTGCAAAGCTCAATATTTAGAGTGTCACCTGAAGACAATTTAATTGTTGTCTCATGTCTTGTAGCTTTTTCCATGATCATTTAAATAAGGCTTACTGGATCGTTTAGAACTTAGTTTCTATACACTTAGCAAAAGCGACCTTGTGAACTTATAACCTGCTGTGTTTATTGGCAGGTCACAAGTTTGCAGCAAGGTTTGGCCCGTTTAATAGGGTTTCGCTCCTGCGAGTGTTGGATTATCTAGGTTCTGACTTCTGGGTTCGGCTTATCGGAATTGCTTCCGAGTCCTCCCCCATCTGTCATTTATATTATAGCGTGAGCAGATAGAAGAGTATATAGGTATATATACCTAATTATGGGGGGAGGGTTAGGTATTTTTGCCTATTGTACCGACGTCCCCGTAACTTAAATATATTCTTGAAACTAAGTTCTAAATGATTACGCTAGTCGTCTTTCTTTTCTATTTTAATAGAAAGTTCAGGAGCCTGAATACTGACATGTTCAACACTTTCACCAATAACCTTACCTATAGAATCAAGGACTTGAGCAGCAGTTTGTAATTGCCCTTTTCTAATAGCTTTTTCATAAAGTCTAAGTCTTGCAGCCTGAAGACGAGCCAACATGTGTTCTCTATCTTTTTGCCAGTCTTCTTCATTCCAAGCGTTAACTTGTTTCCAATCCCACCAAGCTCTTGAAGTAGAAATACTTTCTTTTGTAGCGTGATCTAAAACAAGTTGTCTTGCAGGAAGACCTTCAAGTTGTCTTTTATACAATCTTTGTTGTCTAGCTTCTATAGCAGCTTCAGAACTAGGAGCAAACTTACTATGTTTTGCCCCAACCGTTCTTCTTGGTTTCTTCTCCTTTGGCTCGTCTACGTTATCAAAGCTATTAAGACATGAATCAGTCACGGACGTAATTCAAAAAACATTATTGATAAAATAATAACCTTTAAAACGACTTTTGTAGTAAGAATAGGGGGTATAAGTACAAAAAAAGGTTAAATTAACAGTTATGAGTGTAAAAACAGCACCAGAAATAAATTTAAGATGGGCACAGGGACAAGTATTTAACAATAAAAAACGTTTTAGAGTATTAGTAGCAGGTCGAAGATTTGGTAAAAGTTATTTAAGTTGCATCGAACTTCTTCGTGGAGCGATCAATCGTCCAGGCGAAACATTTTTCTATTGTGCGCCAACATATCGGATGGCAAAGGATATTGCATGGAAGGCGTTGAAGAAGTTAGTACCGAAGGTATGGATACAAACCAAGAATGAGACAGATTTGAGACTTGATTTAGTTAATGGGTCGAGTATTGAATTAAAAGGAACAGAGAATGCAATGGCATTAAGGGGACGAAGTTTAGCGGGTGTTGTGTTAGATGAAGCTGCATTTATGGATTCAGAGGTATGGTTTGAAGTTATAAGACCTGCTTTAGCTGATAAACAAGGATGGACATTATTTATCAGTACACCAGATGGGACAGCTAGTTGGTTTTATGATTTATGGTGTTATACGGCAAGCGATCCAACGGGAGAATGGCAGAGGTGGTGTTATACAACGATAGAGGGGGGAAACGTACCAAAAGAAGAAGTTGAAGCAGCTAGGGCGCAATTAGATGAGCGTACATTTCGTCAAGAATTTGAAGCCAGCTTTGAAAATTTAACTGGTTTAGTTGCTATTAGTTTTGGCGATGCAAATATTTCAACTAATGCAAAAGATATTAATGTAATGCCAATACTTTTAGGAGTTGACTTTAACGTAGATCCAATGTCAGGTATATGTGCGGTAAGGGATGGGGAAAACTTGTATGTGTTTGACGAAATCATGCTCACAGGTGGGGCAACCACATGGGACTTTGCAGAAGAAGTCACCCGCAGATATGGGGTAGATAGAAGAGTAATAGCATGTCCCGACCCTACAGGAGGAGCGAGGAAAACTAGTGGAGTTGGTGCAACTGATCATAGTATTTTGAGAAGGAGTGGTTTTAATGTTTCAAGTCCACGTGCGCCGTGGAAGATAAGGGATAAAATTACTGCTGTTAATACGGCTTTATTAGATGCGAGTGGAGATAGAAGGACATATATTCACCCAAGATGTAAGCAATTAATTAAATCTTTAAGGACTTTGACCTATGCACCAAACACAGGATTACCTAATAAAAACCTTGGTGTTGATCACGCTTTTGATGCTTTCGGTTATTTATGTTTACAACAGTTCAATTTGGCAAAACCTGAGACTTTAGGTCAGACTGGATACAGAATTTACTAAAACTATGCCAACTGGAAAAGGAAGCTACGGAAGTAAAAAAGGAAGACCTAAGAAAAAGGGTTTATATGCAAATATTGCGGCAAAAAAGAAGCGTATTGCTGCTGGTAGTGGAGAAAAGATGAGGAAACCAGGAGAAAAAGGTGCGCCAACTGCTGCCAATTTTAAAAAAGCAGCAAAAACAGCTAAAAAGAAGAAAAAATGAGTGTTACAAGAGGTAAAGAGAAGTTCAGTGGGTATAACAAGCCCAAAAGAACTCCTGGTCATGCTACCAAATCTCATGCTGTCTTAGCAAAAGAAGGGGATGAGGTTAAGTTAATACGATTTGGACAACAAGGTGTTAGTGGTGCGGGAAAGAACCCTCAAAGTGAAAAAGATAAAGCTAGGAGGAAGTCATTTAAAGCTAGACATGCAAAAAATATTGCAAAAGGTAAGATGAGTGCAGCATATTGGGCAAATAAAACAAAATGGTAAAAATATAAAAGCTGTAAAAAGAGTCAATACAAGTTAGAATAGAGAGAATTGTTTAACTAACATTGGATTATGGCTTTCTTTCGTGGCGAAGAAGGTTCTGTTTTATTTGACAAAGCAGGTTCTTCCGCAAGTACTGTTGTAGGCACTACAGGTTGGTCTCTAAGTATTACTAAAGAAACTTTAGAAACAACAGATCATGGAGATGACTTTCGTAATTACACAGGAGGGTTAATTTCTGGCACTGGTTCTGTAGAACTTATGTACACGCAAGGTGGTGCTAGTACAAAAGAAGCTGAACTAATTAATGATATTTTAGTTCCTTCAGACACCGAAGCGGAATCTGCTAATGCACAGTTTAAATTGTATTTAGATACAGCAGGTACAAAAGGATTTACTTTTGATGCGATCATCACAAGTGCTGATTTTGGTGCAACTGTTGGTGATTTACAAACAGTTAGCTGCTCATTCCAGACATGTGGAACTATTGCAGGATCATTAGAATAACTAATTAAGTAGTTAGTTCACGTAAGGGATTTGATAGATGACGTATGCCGTTCCTGGCCCAATTCGTACCAACATCACCAGTTCTACCAGTGTAGGTGGTTCTGATAGTCCATTTACTCGCACCCGTGCGGTGATGGACATGGTAAAGGGGTGGGAAATTATGAAGGCCGTCACGAATGGAACTGAATATTTAAGAGACAACTCAGAAGCTTTTCTTCCCCTTGAGCCACGAGAGGATTACACAGCTTATTTATCTAGAGTAAATCGAGCAGTATTTTCACCATATACGCAGCGATTAATCAGAGCAGCAACAGGTCTAATAATGAGGAAGCCTATTACTTTAATAGGTGACTCATATTGGACTGATGTATTTGCTAAGGATGTTGATGGATGTGGATCGGATTTAGATGAGTATGCAAGAAGGGTACTTATTTGTTCTTTGACTTATGGTCAGAGTCATATTTTAGTTGATTACCCTGCACCAACAGGGGCATTAAGTCTGGCAGAAGAAAGAGCGCAAAATAGAAGGCCATATTGGATAGAGATTGATCCTACTAACATTTATGGTTGGAGATTAGATCGAGAAGTAAATTATGGCAGTTTGATACAGGTGAGAATTGCTGAAAAAGCAGTTGTACCGTCAGGAGAATTCGGTGAACAGGTATTCGATCAGGTTAGGGTGATCGAACCAGGCAAATTTAGTATTTATCGGAAGGTTTCACCTAAAAAAGACCTAATTAACCTACAAGATACGACTTATGCAGGTAATTTTGATGGCCCAGAGAATGAAAAAGATTATGAATTAGTTGATTCTGGGGGGTTTTCGTTAGGTGAAGTGCCTTTAGTTAGCGTTTATTCGGGTAAGACTGATACTTTGACAAGTAAACCACCGTTATTAGATATTGCTTATTTGAATTTGGCACATTTTCAGCGTCAAGCTGACTTAATTCATAGTTTGCATGTTGCATCTCAGCCAATGTTGGTGTTAGAGGGATGGGATGATCAGACGAAGGATATGAGTATTAGTGTTAACTATGCAATGGCGACCCAACCTGGAAATAAGGTGTATTATGTCGAACCAGCAAGTAGTGCATTTGAAGCTCAGACCAATGAGATACAAGAATTACAGCTTCAGATGGCAACTTTAGGGATTAGCACACTATCACAGCAAAAATTTGTAGCAGAATCAGCAGATGCAAGGCGTTTAGATCGTGTTGATACAAACTCTATGTTGTCAATGGTTTCTCTTGAGTTAGAGCAGAAGTTACAGAAGGTGTTTAATTTATCTGCTAATTATTTAGGTATTGAGCCACCTGAAGTCAAAATTAGTCGTGATTTTGATATTGAGAGGTTAATTGGACAAGATATAACAGCTTTAACTTCCTTGTTTGATCAAAAAGTCATAGATAGGGAGGAATTTAGAGATATTTTGGTACAGGGAGAGGTTTTACCTAATGGAAACGAAGTTAAAAGTGAAGAATAAGATAGAATTAGTTTAATTATTAGCAAAAGACAAATGATTGTTTTCCCTAATTTAAAACCTATAAAATCAGAAGACAAGGAAACTAAAGAGGTTATCAAGAACGAACCAAAGAAAAAAGAAAAAATTAAAGAAGTAAAAGAAGAAGTTGTTTCTACTGAATCTGAAGTTGAAATTAATTAATAGACTAGAATAATAGTGAAGAGCATTTATTTATTATGCCAATCGAAAAAATGAGGTTTGAGGAGTTAAATCCTCCTGCTTGTCCACCAAAGCAACCAAAAAAGAAAGCTGTCGTCAAAGAAGAGACAGTTGAGACACCTAAAACACCTGTAACTGAGTAATTATGATTGAAGAAAAAGTTATTCAGCAGGAGTCCGTGACTTCTGAAGAACAGCC